TGGGTTGTAGTGTTACTCGCGTGCCATCTTGCTGTATAAGCACGACATCAACTCTATTGATCAGCACCGTTGGATCAGTCTTTTCAAGCCCAACATATACAGCCCCATTAGACACGGGCCGGCCCCTGGTCGGATCAGGAAAATACTCGTACTCTATTCTTATGGGATTTTCTGACATTTTTACTCTTTTGTGTTATAATTAACAGCATGATAGATTATATAATTATAATGCTTATAGGCGCTATTCTGTATCCTGCATTTGTTCGCGTGCGGTCTGAGATGCTGCGTTCAAAGCAGAAAAGGCTTCACTCAGCGCTTTCTCATACTGATCTGTCCCACGAGGAGCAGAATCGAGCCTCAGTAAAGCATTTCGAACGGTCTCACTTTCGTACAGCCGTGCTGATGCTCCTAGCATCCCTCCTCCTCCTATTGTTGCTATTGGTCTGGTAATTAATGACAAAAGCGTACCGGCCCCCATAACTTGCTGCCCTGTTGCTGTTACAACTGATGCATCTTGCGCTCGGCGTGTTGCATTTAAAACGTCGAGCAGGCCGTTAAGTGCCCGCTTATCCTTCCCTTTAAAAAACTCATTTACTTGCAGTTTCATTTTTGACATTTCTGAGGCAAATGTATTTGGCGTTACTCCAGCAGGCCGCTTGGATAAATTTGAGGCAACTTTTGATATGATCGCACTTCGGGCATTTCTCTTTCCCTCGGCAGTAAGTCCTTTGTAAAGAGTTTTTATTTCTGATGGTCGCTGACTAAATAGCATAGTCTGCACGACCTCGGGAGTCACATCCCCTTTATCGAGCACATTTTTTAGTTTTGACTTTGTTAGTTTCTGGGCTTCTCCAGCATAAGCCTTGTTTGCGTTTATCCACTTTTTGTAATCAACGTCACTCAATCCTTGTTTTGCAAACCACTCCATGTCCATTTTCATTCCTTTTTCAACCCGGTCAAGTAGTGATTTTGCTCTACTTGTAAATTGTGTTCTTTCTGCTTTTTCCGCGCCCTTTATTATTTCTCTAAATGCCGTCCTGTTTTGTTGCAATGTTGTAAAAGACTGAGGGGCCTCATTGAGTGCCGACATTAGCATCTTTACGTCATCAGATGCCGCACCGGAACTCAAAACGCCTTTTTTATTAAGAGCTGACAAAGCATCACCTGCTGCTGCGCGCGTATTTGACAAAGGCACTTCACCAGCAACGTCCAGTTTCTTTCCAGTGCTCTCAATAACGCTTCCAGCCGCTTTTTTTAGTTTATTTTTGTTTTCTTTCAGGCTGTCAGATATGGCTTTGTAGGAAAACTCCCCGTATTTTTCTATTACATCGCTCACGGCCTTTTCTCTCGCCAATTGCTGTTTTTCGCGCAACCCACCGGTCCCCGCAATTGGTATTTTTTCGCCGAGCTGCTGCGTCATTCTGCCAGCAAATGTTTGCGGAGGCCGAATATCAGAGGTCATTACAGGTACACCAGCCACCTTACTAGACTCTACAACGCTATTTGCCGGATAGCCTCTGACAACCTTTGTGCCGGCGTCAAATATATTCTCAGCCGCCTTTCCTGCTGCTCCAAGGCCGCCAGCAAGCACAACGTCTTGCGGAGTAAAGTCTCCGCCGAGGCCCGTCTCAACCCCTTCTATTGCTGCCTCTGTTGCAGCGCTCCTCCCGGCGGCGAGAGGTATTGTTGCTGCTCGACCTGCGGGGGTATAAGCCAGCATATCAAAAACACCTCGGACAACGTCCTGGCCGCTTAGCCCCGGTGCGTTCAGGGCGTACTCGCCAGATGGTAGCTTAACAATTGTGTTTCCCTTTTCGTCTTCTTCAAATGATACATTTTCCCCGTACTGCGCAGAAAGAATTCCTTTCAGTGATTTTGTGTCGCCGGTTGACAATAATCCCATTGATGCCTTAAATGCGGGCACCGACATTTCGTTCAGCTCAGGAGCGGCCCCTATTTCCTGTAAGCCGCTAATGCGCTCAGTTTCTCTACTCTCTCCGGTAACTGCATCAAAAAAACCTGGCTCTTCTGCGCCTACAAGTCTATCAGCTTCTGTATTAGTACTCTGCCCAAACTCAGCCCTAAGCGCCTCAAGCTCCTGCATTGGCGTTTGCTTGCTCTGCCCAAACTCAGCCCTAAGCGCCTCAAGCTCCTGCAGGTCTTCTTTAGCGCCCATCTTGTGCCGCCTTTATTGCTCTTAGCCTATCAAGCTCTGCCTGCTGCTCAGGAGTCAATAATGGCTCGCCCTGATCGTCACCCAGACCGAGGAGCAGCTTTTGAGTGCTGCTTGATTTCTCTTTAAGCACTTCTTTTATTTTGTTCATTTCTCCGATCATTGCTTTTCTGCTCATCCCTTTTTGCAATGACGTAGCTGCCGTACTCAGTATTTTAATATCTGTCTCAGATAAAACCCCCGTCATTTTATCTAAATTTTCAAGTGTTAGGTTGTTTTTTATGTTATCAAAAAAAGCCTCTGCTTCGAGACCGGAGTCCGTTATTGCAGGCAGTCTTCCGCGCCAGCCGGTGACTGAATTAACATAATCTTTGTTACCTATAAAATTGTCGATTGCAGACGAGAGAGAGCCTTGCTGCTTAATAGTATCCCTTGCTTTTTTGTTTAGACTTTCTTTATTTGTCTTCAACTTTTCTTTTTTAGCGTCAATATCAAGTCGTATTTTTTCGCGCTTTAGCTCGTTTTCCTCGCTGCGGAGAGATGCTTCTAGTCGTCTCAAATCTAGCGTGTCACGTTTAATTTGCAGCGCCTCTTGTCTCGATGCGTCCCCACCAATCCCTTTTTGCTGCTGATATGCTTTCCACTCCTGAGGTGATGATATTGCAGCGAGGGATAGTTCTGTTCGGTTAACAGCGGCTTCGGGGTTTTCATCATAAGCTTCAACCGCCTGGTCGATCCCTGAGCTGTCGCCGCCCTGGTCTCGCACAAATTTAGAGCGAGCTTCTGCCATTTCTACAAAGTTTTCACGCGTGGGGTTGGTTAAAAATCCACGGACAAACTCACCGTAATTCTTTTTTGTAGCCTCATTCCGAAAATTCATCATTTCATTTAATGCGCCCGTTGACTCTGGGTTTTCAGCAACAAATTCTGCAACCTTATCAGGATCATTTGAACTGTACGCACCCTGCAACCCAGACGTTAGCGCTTTCTTTTTTTGTGCGTCACGGCTAGATTTGACCAAAGAGCCGATGCCTTGTAGCACTGGCCGAGTGTCTACGCTCGCGGGCTGTATATAAAACGGATTGCCTGCCACTATGCCACCTCAATGAGGCCCATTGCCTCGTAGTTTACTGTTATATACCCGTTTTCAGATGAGATCACCCCCGGCATGTACTCGTATACCTCATGTGCCATTACGCCACTGGAGTGTCCGGATAATCCCAGCTTTTCGGCCTCATCATTCCAGTCCCAGGCATAAATGTTGTGCTCGTCAATAATACCAACGTATTTAATGTTTTTCTTAAGCCTGATATCTGAGTATTTGTATTTTGCGTATGCATCAAGTCCTGACCCAAAAGCCGATGATATTGCGTTATTAGTATTTTGCTGTGCAGCCTGCCTTATTTGGCCCTGAGCTATTGCGCCCTGTCCCAGTGTTCTGCCCGGTGCAGCAATGCCCTGAGCAATTGCATTGGTGTTTAGTTGTGTGCCTGCAAGACCCTGTATGCCCTGTAGCTGCTCACCATACGATGACAGTAGCGCTCTATTTTCAAGCTGCGAGCCGTAATCTGTTAGTGCGCCCCGCGAATTGCCAGACCTCAGGCCGCCGATGGCTGCCGCATTACGCAAAACGGCCTCCTCTCCAGCCTGCCGTTCTCCCATAATCGATCCGTACAGAGGGCTGCTCTTCGCCTGGTCTATTAATTGCTGCTGCCCCTCCCCACCCCTGTATATATCTGCAAGCTGCGGCAAAAATTCATTGCGGATTTCCAGCGGGATTTTTTCGACTTCTTTTTGATAATCGAGCGCCTCTCTTTCGCCCTGAGCAGTTAGCTCTGCTCCAGCCTGCGCTGCCCTGGCTGACTTTTTACCTGCGGATGCTGCTCTATTTGCGCTATATGCGCCTACGGCTACGGCTGAGATTGCTGCGCTCATTGATTTATCACCTGCTCATAATTGAGCGTTATTTCATCTCCCGAAAAAATGGGGCATGTTGCTGAAAACGTCATCATCCCATCACGGTCTCGCCTCTCAGCATTGGGGCTGGCGCTATGATTTGTGTAGCGACCCAGTAGCGTCCTGCGGTTGCCGATGAGAGCTACGCCGATCTCATCACCGCTTTTAAAGCCTTTTTCTGCAAAAACACCCATGCCCTCGATGTTAGACTTGCCAACGCTGACGCCTGCCTGTTTGTCATGTATAACATCTCGCTCATCATGCGATATTGCGTATACCTCAACTTCTGTGTATCCAATCGACTTACACATATTATAATATTCTAATTCACTGTAATCGTTTGCAAACAGCTCTTTTTCAGCAGCGTCAACAGTGCTCTCATCTGTAGCATGTATGTCTATCCACACGACATCATCAAAAGTAAACGCAACCCTCTGGAGTCCGCCGTCAGAAACAAACTGACAGGGTGCGTTAAGCGTTTTGCTCCCTGTCTCATCAGCCACAATCAGGCTACCTTTTAGGAGCTGCACAGTGCTCTGCTTTTTATGGATTTTGCCACACACAATGTGCCCCGCAGGGATGTGTATCTCGCGCGTATAAATCCCATCAGAGAAATGATGGTAGAGCTCAAACGGGTCTTTGCCCAGTGCACCCGGCATCGACTTAACTACATCAATAAATCGACTAATACCCTCTCGATTATGAATTGAGGGGTCTGATAGCATCGAGCCTAATCTGTTTATGTGTCGTAATTGCATAGACATATAGTAGCAGTCAACAGGGGTGATGTCACTCTCACTTCTTTTTTACTCGCTTAATCTTGCCCTGGATGATTTTACCTCTTTTCTTCGGCGGCGATTTGTCATTAATAATGTCCTTTAGCTCCTGATTATGTTTTTTCATTGCTCTGGATTTTTCCACTTTCGTCATCTTCTTTTTCATTAATTACACCTTTTTGTCTTAATGTTTTACCATGTTGATGCTGCTGATCTGACCCATGTATTAACCGCCGTTGTTTTATAAATAAAATTAGCGTCTGCGGCAATATCTCCTATTTTCCCGGGGCTCGATGATGTAGCCGGTGGTGACACAACGGTTGCTATTGTTTCATTATTTATTGTTACTGTTCCATCGTCTAATAATTCTATTATTGTTTCCGCAACCCCAGAAGAATCCCATTTGGTGAGCTTTACGCTCCTGTCTGTTCCTACAGCGTCAATAGATAAAAATCTTGTATTGAGACTGCTCCTTAATTCAAATGATGCGGTGCCATTTGTAAGTGACGCAAGCTTGGCAATAATCTTGGGGTCTGCTTTATCAAGCGATAAGTCAACTCCTTTTAAAAATCTATTATTTAATTCTGTTTGCAGATCAAACTGATTTGATAAATTACCGGTAATCTGCCCCCAAATAGGGCTGGGAATTGAGTCCCATGATCTGTTTCCCCCCACAGAGCTTGTTAAAAACTGGAGCGCTTGAGCAGGGTTTCCTAATCCGTTTTCCTTTCCATTTAGCGCTAATTGCAAATCCGTCTGATCAGGAATGTTGCCCGTAATCTGCCCCCAAACAGGTGCGCCGCCCCCAGCCGCCTCGTTGCTCACTGCCATCTCGTGCAGCCCACCAGATGACGCATCGGCGGCGGGGCTAAACTGCACATGATCCTCAGTGGCTTTTCTGACCCAGATTTCAACTGTGTCGTTTATAGCTAGTCCGGCATGATCCGTTGTCGTGATTGATGTAGGCACAACTGCATCAAGTCCGCCAGAAATCAGATTGTTGATGCCACTGCCTGTTGGCGCTGCGCCGTTAATGCCGATGGCCACATCAATTGATCCGCCACGTGTGGCGCTGGCGTTTATAATATGTATGTTTGCAATAATGCGCAACGGCTCACCTATTGCTACAGTCTGCGGGATTATTACCTGAAGGCCAGTCAGCCGCACAAAAACGCCTAAAGTTGGCAGAGCATAATTTCCGTTGTCTGTGTCGCTGACGCTAAAGCCGGGCGCTGGGGGGATTACAGCAAAAAGAGAGCCGTCCTGGTTGACCCAAACTTCCCTGTTGTCTGCGCCCGCCAGCGTTTTTACTTGTGCAATGCCACCGTGAAGCTCAATAATGCCCGCCTCAGCCGCAAGACCGCCATCATTTGGATCGTAAGCGCCAAGCGTTGTTTTAGCCAAAAATGAGCCGCCCGTGGCTGTAGTGCCAATTCTGCCGGATTCTACGCCCGGGGCCGAATCAATAACGACATGGTTTGCATTTGTGTTTAGCTCGCCACCAAGGATTGGGGTCTTGTCGTCAAATATCTCAAGCTCGACAAGATCAAGCCCCAGCTCTGACGCATTAACACGCGAGTAAAATCGAGACAATCCAGTGTACGATATCGGGTCTGTATCTGTGAGATCGATCCAGTTTGTGACACTAATTGATCCGCTTGATCCTGCGCCTGATCCAATAAGCGAAACGATGCCCGCTTTATTTTGATCATTAAAATCAGTAGACGTTCTGTCAACATAGGCCTGCGCTAATAAAAAAGCAGCATCAGAACCAGTAAACCCAACATGCCCGTTTAAATCGCCCTCAAGGGCGTCCCTCGCTGTTGCGCCGTTTGTGTACACATTTGTACCGAGCTGCATAATAAATTTATCATTAAATGTACGGTAGATGTACAATATTGCTGCATCGTTACCGGACAGGGCCGTAGCCACACCGGGCGCTGACTCATAAAATTTTGGGAGCACAGTTTGCCCAGTTAAAAAATCAGGCAGGTTACCGCTAAATTTTACGTCAAATAAAACAGGGGTCGTCTCGTCACCCACCTGAGGAAATTGCTCGACGTTGGGATCAAGTATATTTGTCAGATGATTAACGCCGGTTACAAATATAGTCCCCGTCTCGCCAAATATTGACAGCGCATTAGTGACAACGTTGATTCCAAGGCCTCGCAACCTTGATTCTGGCGTAAAATACTCAAGCAAATCATGCAGTAAATTACCGACCTCATTAGACAAAAACTGTGATGGATGAACTTTACCAATCACGCCATCGGCGTAATCCACAAAGCAAAGCCTTGTTAGCGTCCTGCGCTGCGCATTTGTGAGTCTGCCCGGGGTTTGCAGTATTGTGCCATTGAGATCAATGTATACAGACTGTATGCCAAAAAGATCAGGCATATCGATAGTAAAGCCGGTAACTCCAGGAAAAACTATATTTGCCAGAATAACAGGATTGCGCCTGTCTGTGTACGCATCAATTACCTCAATGTCGCCAGCAGAAATGTCAATTGTTGTGTCGCTCGCTCGCGTAGTGTCTCCACCTGCAACAATTGCACTGCTCGGCACTGTCTCGCGTAACGCTGTTTGTCCGTCAAGATACTCCAGCAGGCCCTGTAGATTAACTTCACCTGATCCGATGACATCGTCATTAAAAACAATGTCAAGTGCAGATAAAAACTGAATTAGAACATCCACTTCGTTTTTTTGCACAACCGGCACAGCCCCTGGTAGGCCAATATAATTTTCGTTCAGCACTTCTTTTAAATTAATAAGGCTTGTTTTGTGCGGGTTATCAAGGTCGGCAAGATGCGTTGCAACAGAGTCAATAACATCAGCCAGCGCCAACGCATTTGATATTGTTTTTTGATCTAAAATGTACGCTTGATTAGATGTTGGTGCAGTTAGCACATCACCGATACCATCAAGGTCATCTCTCAGTATCGCAGATGGCGCACCTGGTGGCGGCTCAACATGACTCGCAATAGCACGCAAGTCGTCACTAATAGACAAAAGCCACTCTATAAACCTTGGATCAAAACCCGTGAGCTGATCAAGATCGATGCTTGACAGCTCCATATTTGAAAGCTGTGAAGATAAGTCGGTCATTAGCCGATTTCCATTTTGATTCTTGCGAACGCCATCCTTGACCTGGTAGCGCCTCTCAGCCTAATACTAACCCACTGATCGACATGGCCTAATGTATAAATTATAAATCGATGGGTAAAATCAGACGGCTTCCCGTAGGCTTTTACATATTCCCGTCCGTGCGTAACACCATCATATGTCAGGCTAATAAAAACAGTCGCATCATTATCTTTGTTTTGGCCCGGTATAATCTGCACTTCAAATTCATCAATGCTCACCCCGTCAAAATACATAAACGGCGTATCGAGCCGCCACTCAACGAGATCGCCATACTGCACGGCGCTCTCGTTATCAAGTATCCCGAGTCTCCCGTCCCGTTTGTCTCCATAAACCCACTTGCCAAGCCGTGGCTCAAAAACGCCAAACTTACCTCGCCATTGTTGCGGTTTTGAAACACCACTTGATAATACTGACCAGGCCATTTCGTTGCCCGCTGCCAGCGCTATTTTTAGATTATAAAGCAATGTCTCTCGCGGCAAATGTACGATGATGTGAGGATAATTATCAAATACACGCGCCTCAACAACCGAGATGCTTAACTCTTGCTCTGTATACTTTGATATTATTTTGTCTATCTCGACGCTGGATATATTTTGCGATGTCGAGCCTGTAAGTACATGCATTGATACGTTTTCTTCTTTTCTTCCACCCATTATGTACCATCTGTTGTCCATTTCCGCTTTGCAGTGAGTGCCAACAATGCCTATTTTAATTGCTCTGTTTTCAAGACGAGAAAAAGAAAACTCAGAAGACGCACGATCAGCAAACCACTCGGTTGAGTATCGATTAAAAGCAATGGCTTTATTGTCTGACGTTTTGCCAACACCCAGAGTTGGATCAGGGCTAAACTCTGATGTTGCAAACTTTAGCGCATCTATCGCAGACTCGCTTGTTATGTTTGTATGAAACAAATTTTCTAAATCGGTAAAAAAATAACGGCCATTTATCCAGACGGCATCGACTGGGCTTCCAAGGTTTTCGTCGGTCACTTGAACAAGGCCGTTATCTAAATCGTATAGCCAAAATTTTCCATCTGCAACAATACCTTGTGTATTAAATGAGTACGGCAGCGATACTGTGTCAAGCCCTGGAATTGTACCCAGTTTTGTTGATGAGCCTCCTGCATCGACGCTGATAAAATCCTGACCTGAAACACGGTAATGAACACCGTGCCGCTCATTCCACACTCCACCACGATCAATGCCGCTGCCCTCGCCGTATTTTGTTAGTCCAGGGGTCTGCAACATGTAACCAGCCGCACCAAACATGGGCCGATTAATGGCGGACATATTAACAGGCAGCGAATCTCTGTAATCAGTTTCTATTCCTGTTCTGTCGCCTTTTAATAAATTTGCAAACACCTCAGGCATTACGTGCCCTGTTCTATTTTTAACTTGGTAACTGAAAAATCAACTTTGCGAATAACAACCCGGTTTGTATTTGTGGTTACAGTGATTAAAACGCTGTTAGATATCCGAGTGTTTTCAGGGTCGCGGGCCTTTATGTTATAAAACACATCAGTGTCAGTGTTTGATGATGTGTTAATTATCAGCCCGTTTGTTGACTCGATTGTAAAACTGGCGATGTTTTCTGTATTTAAATATTCTTCGAAATGCTCAACAAAATCTTCAACCTCGTTAACATGCATGTTATTTGTTGCACAACTTATTGGCGGTAAGTCCTCTGGCCGATTAAATCGCTGATATCTTGATCCGTACCGATGGCCGCTGCCGATAGGCATCCTGGAAGGGGCCTGAACATCGCGTATATTATCGCGCGCAGACTTTGCGCTAACGAGACTCATTGATTGCATTGCGTCATTAAGTAGTTGCTGAGGCACTATTTTGTTAAAATCAGGGACTAGTCTAACAGCTAGATTTGACTCGATCATGTTGAGCGCATAACGAGGCGTCCCCATCGCAGAATTAACGTCCGGGGTATGCTCAAAATTATAATTTAAGCAAATGTTACGCCCGTCCTGTAGCTCAGCCATCATCCCCTCAAGCCTTTCAAGTGCAGTAGATACATGCTTTCCTGTTGGCTGCACAGTAACTCCGCTTATCCTTAATCTGCTGTAAGCATTACTTATCGCCTGTATTTTTGACGCCATTTATTTCATCAATTTTATCGTTGATTCGTTTTTTTCGAGCTGCTATTTCCAGCACTCTTATTCTGATTTAGATTTTCATCTGGTTTCGTCTCTTTCGACTCAGGTTCTTTAAGCCATTCTCCGATTGTTTTAAACCAGCCGTCTTTTAGGTAATGATCAAGAGACCCTATGTTTGTGTTGATTAGATCAAATTTGACGCCATTTCTTTCATGGTCTTTTCCGGGTTTGTATAATTGTATTGCCATTGTATTCCTCGTTTGCTCGTCCCTGAGCGATTATAATTAAAGTGGGGAAACTGCCACACCACATGCTGAGGGATTGATTACGTTAACACCCCACCAGGTAAACAGTCGATATTTAAACGTTAGCTTTTCAATCGATCCGTCATAAAAACAGTATAGCTCCTGGCCGTTTTTAAGTGTTTTTGTAACCACTTTAAGACCGCCGAACTCAGAAAATTTCTGAGCAGGAATTGTTCCACCGAGAACACACACCGCTGATTTTTCAAAAAATATATTTGCTTTTGCAAGCGTGTCTACATTTAATCGGCTAACAACTGCACCCGATGCAATTTGCGTCTGTATGTTAGCAGATGCAGCCTCAAGTGTAGTCAGACCCGGGTCATCAAGCGCAATCGGTTTGGGGAAAATACGGATAGTCGTGGGGTCTATGATCTCAACAATCGTAAATGTCATAGCCTCTGTCGTATCAGTCTTATCCTGCAACGCCAAAGCATTAACACCAGTAAATGAAATTTTATCATTAACGTTGTAACCAGCAGATGCAGCAACAGAAATGTTAGCTGTGCGGTAATCAATGTTACCCTGCAATCCACCGCTCTTTGTTGAGCCTTCTGGCTTTTCTGAGACTGTCGCCGTGACAGTTGTATCGGGACTCGCACCGCCAAGAAGATTACCCAAAAACGAGCCTTTGTACACATCAAAATCAGCAATGTCTCGCCCGACAAAGCCTTTTTTCCATGCTGCATCTTCTGGGCGACCCTGCAATGTTTGACGAGCTGCCAGCTCAGATGCAAAGTTTCTGTTTGAGCGATTGTTTAAAATAAAGCTACGCTCGTTACCATAGATTTGGCGCTCATCCATGACCGTCTGAGGCAATGAAATAAAGTCAAATCCTGAAACGTTTGTGTCACGGGTAAATATGCTCCCGTGCTGCACGATGCGCAGTGCGGTCTCTTTATTTAGCTCAGAGCACTGCTTGTTTGCTGATTCAATGCCTGCTCGCTCCCAAAAACGAAAGTCACGCGAATCATCTGCGCGAAGCTCAATCAGGTCATTGTTTGGGTCTTCAAGGCTGAGAGGCACGTTTTCCTCGATGATGCCAGTTTCTTGACCCGTCAAGTCCCAGCCCCGAATATTGGGCCGGTTTTGCTGTATCGGACGCCAAATGGTATCACTGCTGTTCTGTAAGTCTGCGCCATTTGGTTTTTCAAAGTCGACAAGACTCAGCATTGAGTCTTGCTTTTCGTGCTGTTCTGCGTACGACTCGAATAATACTTCGATCGTTTTTGCTGTTGATAAAGCTGCCATAATTAAATCCTACCAGGATAAGGTTTCTTTTATGCCGATACCCGCCGCCTTTGCTCGTCCCACGATGTCCATCCGGTCTTGCTGATTAGTCGATGACTGATAAAGTTTTTTCAGCGACTTAAACTTCCCGCTTTCCTTTGCGTCACCCTTTGTCTCCGGTGCTGGCTTTGGTGCACGGCTCTGTTTTTTATTTGACGATAAAACTGATGATTTAAGCTCGGCCATGTACATACCTGCATCAAGGCCAGTGGGATCATCAAGCAAAAGCTGCGTTAATTTTGCTTTTTTTGCTGAGTTAATCCCAATGCTGTAAACCACCTTTTCTGAGCCTTCGCCCATCTT